CAACACGGGGAAGATCGGCGGCTCCCTCTCTCAGTTCATGGACTACGCACGCCAGCAGGGTCCGCTGCTCGCCGAGACGCTGAAGAACGTAGCGACGGCTGCGGTGCACCTGCTGACGGCCGCCTCTGGCGTGGGTGTGAGTGTCCTGCAGTTGGCCAACGCCGCGGCGAAGCTGGTGGCCTCTCTGCCGCCCGGTTTCATCACCGTGCTCATGCAGACCGCGATCGCGATCCGTGCCGTGAAACTGGCAGGCTCGGGGATCCAGTTGCTGGCGGGCGGCTTCTCGACGGTCGCCTCAAGCATCACCACCATGAGGACCGCCGCGGCCGGCGCGTCCGGGCGCGTGGCGGGGTTGCGGTCCGCGCTCGGCTCGCTGTCCACCGGAGCCAAGCTGAACGTGGCAGCCGTCGGCATCGGCCTGCTCGCGGTGGCCTTCGTCAATCTGTCGAAGATCGGCAAGCAGGCGCCGCCGGACGTCGACAAGCTGACGACGTCGCTGGGCAACCTGGCCCGCACGGGCAAGACGTCAGGCGAGGCCGCGCGTGTCTTCGGCAGCAACCTCAAGGGGCTGTACGACGGCATTCGGAACATCACCGACGCGAGTACCACCGACAAGATCCAACAGGGTCTGGTCAAGGTCTTCTCGCTGGGGATGGCGGACTCCACGCCCAACACGGAGGCAAAGCAGAAGATCGACGCGATCGACAAGTCCCTCGCCAGCCTGGTGCAGGGCGGCAAGGCCGACGTGGCGGCGGAAGCACTGAAGCGTCTTGCGGCGTCCTACGCCAAGGGTGGCCACGACGCCGGCGACTTCACGAACCGCCTGGACAAATACAAGTCCGCGCTGGCCGACCAGAAGTTCGAGCAGGACTTGGCGGCCCAGTCGATGGGCCTCTTCGGCGCGCAGGCACAGAAGACGCAGGCCGCACTCGCCGAGCAGCAGCGGAGCGCCGACGGGCTCCGGCAGTCGATCATGGCGCTCAATGAGGCGCATCGGTCGGCGTTCGACGCCGACACGAAATTTGCGGCGGCGATCGACAACGTCGCCAAGTCCCTCAAGGACAACGGCAAGACCCTCGACATCAACACGGAGAAGGGTCGAGCAAACCGGGACGCCCTCTCTCAGCTCGCCTCGGCGACCGAGGAGTCCGCGGCGCAGGCCCGCGCGAACGGTGCCTCGTGGTCAACCGTCTCAGGTATCTACGACAAGGGCCGCAAATCCCTGATCGACAACGCCTACGCAATCACGGGAAACCGGAAGGAGGCGAAAGCGCTCGCCGATCAGCTCCTTCGGACGCCCGACAAGACGGCGCGGTTGAAGGGCAATCTGGACGACCTCAAGTCGAAGTTGGACGAGGCCGCAAAGCGTTTGAAGAACGCGCCGTCGTCGAAGCAGACGGCGATCAGGGGCAACATCGACGACCTCAAGTTCAAGATCAGCGAGGCGCAGCGTCGGCTGAACGCGATCGACGGCAAGACGGCCGTGACGTATGTCGTAATGAAGACGACGACGTCGAACGCGGGGACCGTCTTTCACGAGGGCGGCAACTACGCCAGCGGCGGCCCCATCGGATTCCCCGGCGGCGGCCCGATCAGCGGTCCGGGAACGGGCACCTCGGACAGCATTCCGATCATGGCCTCGAACGGCGAGTACGTGATCAACGCACGTTCGACCGCCAAGTACCGCAGCCTCATTGAGGCCATCAACGCCGGCACCCTCGGCGGTGGACGCGGCATGCCCGGCGCGGGCGCGGCTGTGGCGCAGGGCCTCATGTCCGGCATGGCCGGAGCAACGTCCGGGGTCGGCACGGCTGCCCGGACCATGGCGGCGGCCGTCGTGGCCGGCGTCAAGGGCGAGCTGCAGATCGCGTCTCCGTCGAAGAAGATGAAGGCGCTGGCCGCGGACATCGGTAAGGGCTTGATCGTCGGTCTCACTGGATCCCAGGCCAAGATCAAGTCGGTGGCGGCTGACCTGGCGAAGGACATCCGCACCGCGTTCAGCGGGAAGAAGGAATCCCACCTCGTCGCCTACGTCAACAAGCAGACGGGCAAACTGCTCGCCGCGGCGAAGAAGCGGGACGCCATCGCGGCGAAGATCGCCGAGGCGAGGAAGTACGCGTCCGACGTGACGACCGCGGCCCGCGAGAGCGCCGGTCTGTCCAACCTGGGCATGGAGCCCGAGCAGGTCACGGCGGGCGGTATCAAGGCCGGGCTGGCGGGCAAGCTCGCGCAGATCAACCAGTTCACGAAGTACATCGGGATCCTTGCGAAGAAGGGCCTGAGCAAAGGTCTGTTGAGGCAGATCCTCGACATGGGCCCGGATGCTGGATACGCCTACGCCTCGGCGCTCGTCGGCGCGGACAAGGCGACCTTCGCATCCATCAACAAGACGCAGAACGCCGTCGACAAGGCGAGCACGGCGCTCGGGCGGTCCGGTGCCGACATCCTGTACGACTCGGGCAAGCAGGCCGGGAAGGGGTTCCTGAAGGGACTGGAGGGCCAGCAGAAGGACATCGAGAAGCTGATGATGTCCATCGCCAAGGGCATGCAGAAGGCGATCAAGAAGGCCCTCGGCATCAAGTCCCCGTCCACCGTCATGGCCCAGCTCGGCCGCTACTCCACGCAGGGTCTGGCCCGCGGCCTGGTCGACGGGGTGCCCGTCCTCGACCGCGCCCTCGACGTGGTCACCGGCCGGGTGGCCGGCGCGCAGCCCGTCATCGGCCGCCCCGCAGTCAGGGCGGGCGGAGGGGGCGTCGTCATCAACCTCACCGTCGAGGTACGGCCCGGCGCCGACGCCCAAGCGGTGTGGCGGGAGATCCGGCAAGGCCTGCTCTCCCTCAAGCGCGGCAACGGCGGCGGCAGCCTCGGCCTGGCCTGAAAGGGGGCATCGTGACCCGTCCGATCGTCGAGATCGCCTTCGGCTACAGCCTGACCTCCGCATCCCCGGTGCGGACGGACATCACCCAGTACGTCGACCTCGCCGAGTCGGGGATCTCCGTCACCCGGGGCGCCCAGGACGAGCTGTCCGAGACCCAGCCCGGCACGGCCACCCTGACCCTGGACAACAGCGACGGGCGGTTCACCGCCGCCCGGACGGCGTCGCCCTACTACCCGAACGTCAAGAAGAACGTGCCCATCTGGGTCTCCATCGCCACCATGGACGTGACCACCGGGGCCGCGCCCTGGCCGATCGCCCAGCTCAGCGACGACTTCGACGACGGCCGCATCAACACCTTCCTGTGGGCGAACAACTTCAACGCCGTCAGCGAGAGTGGCGGCCGTGCCCGCATTCCCTGCGCTGCGGGCGTGTTCGCCGGATTCCAGTCGTCCCGGTCCTGGACGCTGACGGGCAGCCAGGTCAACGTGAAGGTGGCCACGCTGCCCGCTCCGGGCGCCGCGGCCACCTGCACGGCCGGGATCTTCGTCAACTCGGTCACCGCCGGCACGCGGATCGCCTTCGAGCACAACCGGGTCACCGGGCAAATCCGGTGCGGCTCGGACGTGGGCTACACGGACGGGGCGGCGACCGTACTGACCTACGATCCCGCCCTGCACGGCTGGCTGCGGATCCGTGAGGCGGGCGGCACTCTGTACTGGGAGACGTCCCGCGACGGCGCGGTATGGACGGTGCGCCGCTCAATCGCCACCCCGGCCTGGGTGGGCACCGACACGGTGACGTTCTCCATGGAGTCGAACCGCGACGCCGGAACCGGGGACGTCTTCGAGGTCGAGATGGCCGGCGCCACGGTGCATCCCCGCTTCTTCGGCATGGTCAACGAGTGGCCCCTCGAATGGGAGGGCCTCAACTCGAAGGTCACCATCCCCTGCACAGACGCGATCAAGTGGACCGGGATCAACAAGGAGCTGCGGCCCATGCTGGTCGAGGAGATCCTCCTCGACCGGCCCACCGCCTACTACCCGCTGTCCGAGCCGGCCGACTCCACCACGGCCGGGGACCTGTCGGGAACATCGGGCGTCGGCACGCTGTCCATCGTCCAGGCGGGCAGCGGCGGCACGCTCACCTTCGACTCGGGCACCGGACCGTCGGACGATCTGGGCTGCCCCACCTTCACCCCGGCCTCGATCAGCGCGGGCAAGTACCTGACCGCCGACCTGGGACAGGGCTTCGTCGACGCCAACCTGAACTTCCGGGTGCGCGCGGAGGCGTGGTTCACGACGTCGACCAACGGCCGCGTGCTGATGGCGCTGGCGTCGGCGGACCTGGGCACCAAGATGGTCGTCCTGCTGGAGTCGGGCACCGGGAAACTGGTGGTGGAGAAGGACCAGAACGCGGCGGGCACCCAGACCTATACGTTCGCCACCCCGAATCTGGCCGACGGCGCGCTGCA